GGTTGATAGTGCGGTGCGGCTGTCCACCGTGTGGGCCTGCGTGCGCCTGCTGTCAGAGTCCGTTTCGACGCTGCCCTTGAAGCTTTACCGGCGGATGCCGGATGGCTCCCGCGAATCCGCCCGGGACCATCCGCTCTTCCGAGTGCTGTGCCGCTCCCCGAATGCCGAGATGACCCCGCAGCGTTTCATGCTGCAGATCGTGGCCAGCATCTGCCTGCGCGGTAACGCTTTCGTCGAGAAGAAGTTTATCGGCACCCGGATCGTCGCCCTCGACCCTTTGTTGCCGCAGTGCATGACGGTCAAGCGCCTGGACAATGGCCGCTTGAAGTACACCTACAACGAAAACGGCACCGAGCGGGACATCCCGGAAAAGAACCTCATGCACATCCGCGGCTTTGGCCTGGACGGTGTGTGCGGGATGCTTCCGGTGACCACCGGTCGCGACGTCATCGGCACTGCGCTTTCATCGGAAGAGGCCGCCGCCAAGGTGTTTGCCAACGGCCTGCAGGCCTCGGGCTTCCTGACGGTCGAAGGCGGCGCCGCGCAGGGCTCCGGTACGCTGACACCGAAACAGCGAGAGCAGTTGAAGAAAAGCCTGGCGGCGTTCAGCAGCTCCAAGAACGCCGGCAAAACGATGGTGCTGGAAGCGGGCCTGAAGTATCAAAGCGTCACGATGAACCCGGAAGCAGCGCAGATGCTGGAAACCCGGGCTTTCAACGTCGAGGAGATCTGCCGCTGGTTCCGAGTGCCGCCCTTCATGGTCGGGCACATGGACAAGCAGTCGAGCTGGGCAGCCAGTGTTGAGGCGCAGAACCTGCACTTCCTCACCAACAGCCTGCGGCCGCTGCTGGTCAACATCGAGCAGGAAATCACGCGTTGCCTGATCGGCGAGGCGGATGCCGAAGAGTTCTTCGCCGAGTTCGCAGTGGAAGGCCTGCTGCGCGCCGACAGTGCTGGTCGTGGCGCCTGGTACAACACCGCGCTGATGAACGGCTGGATGTCCCGCAACGAGGTTCGTCGGCTGGAGAACTTGCCGCCCATTCCCGGCGGCGATATCTACACCGTCCAGTCGGCCATGGTCGCGCTGGAAAGCCTTGAGCAGGGCGAGGATATCTCGGCCAAGTTCAACCGCTTCATGTCCAAGGCGCTCCACGCGCACAAGGACGGCAACCGCGAAGCAACCCGCGAGCTGCTCCAGGACATCTGCTCTGCGCTTGATGGCGGGGATCCAGACGCCCCGACCATGGCTCACGCCCTTATCTCGATTTCACGCCTCAGCATCACCGAACCAGCGGAGTAACCATGACGATCAGAACCCTGCCTGCGGCGCCGGCGGAGCGCCCGCGCGCGAGCGCTTCCTCGGATCTGCTCCCGATGGCGCTCGAGCGCTGGAACCCGGACATCCGCGCCGCGGCTGACGACGAGAGCACCATCTCGATGTTCGACCCTATCGGTTACGACTACTGGACGGGCGACGGCGTTACCGCGAAGCGGGTCAGCGCGGTGCTGCGCAACCTGGCCGGCGCTGACGTCACGGTAAACATCAATTCGCCTGGCGGCGACATGTTTGAAGGCCTGGCGATCTACAACATCCTGCGCGAATACAAAGGCAAGGTGACCGTGAAGATCCTCGGCATCGCTGCCTCGGCCGCATCGGTCATCGCAATGGCCGGCGACGAAATCCGCATGGGCCTCGGCGCCTTCCTCATGATCCACAACTGCTGGGTCGGCGTGGCCGGCAACCGCATCGGCTTGCGGGAAATGGCCGACACGTTGGAGCCTTTCGATAAAGCGATGGCGAACATCTACGCAGCGCGGACCGGTGACGATGTGGCCGTGATGCAGACGCTGATGGACGCCGAGAGCTGGATCAGTGGTGGTGACGCTGTCGATCAGGGTTTCGCCGATTCGCTGCTCGACAGTGCTGAATTGAAGGAAGGCACCAAGGCCTCCACCCCGCAGCAGATCGCCGCGCGCCGCCTCGATGTGATCCTTGCGAAGCAGGGCATGCCCCGCTCAGAGCGCCGCGCAATTATTCAAGAAATCAAAACCGGCACGCCCAGCGCTGCCGGCCCTGGTACGCCGAGCGCTACCGAATCCCCGGCCGTTTCGGCCTCTGTAATCGCTGATTTCGAAAAGGCCTTCGCCTCGTTCAAATCGGCAGCCTCTATCGTACCTGGAGCTTGACCCCATGACTGATACAAACGAATTGCTCAAAAGCGTGTCCGCTGAGCTGGCGAAGGCCACCAGCGAATTCAGCACCAAGGCCGAATCGGCACTTGCCGAAGCGAAGAAAGCAGGCAACCTGTCTGCTGAAACCAAGGCGGCCGTCGACGAACTGGCGCTGAAATTCAACTCCCTGACCGAGGCCGAGAAGCAGCTCAAAGCCAAGCTCGGCGAAGTAGAGCAGGAATTCGCACGCCTGCCATCGGCCAGCGCGCCGCAGAACCGCGACAGCCTCGGTCAGACCGTCATCAAAAGCGAGGCGCTGAAGAATTTCGCAGCCAGCGTTGAGGGCGGCAAGCGCGTCAATATCCCGGTGAATGCTGCACTGCTGTCGACTGGCGTTGCACAGGGCGTCGTCGAACCACAGCGCCTGCCCGGCATTGACGTCGCGCCGAAGCAGCGCCTGTTCATCCGCGATCTGATTGCGCCTGGCCGTACCGGTGCGCCGGCTATCTTCTGGGTTCAGCAAACCGGCTTTACCAACGCTGCGCGCGTGGTCGCCGAGGGCACCACCAAGCCCTACAGCGATATCCAGTTCGCCACCAAGATCACGCCGGTGAGCACCATTGCTCACATGTTCAAGGCGTCCAAGCAGATCCTGGACGACTTCGCTCAGCTGCAATCCACCATTGACGTGGAAATGCGCTACGGCCTGAAGTACGCCGAGGAAGGCGAGATTCTGTTCGGCGACGGCACAGGTGTTCATCTGCCGGGCATCGTGCCGCAGGCCACGGTCTACAACCCGGCGTTTGAGCCGGAAGGCATGACCCAGATCGATCAGCTCCGCCTTGCCATGCTTCAAGCTCAGCTGGCTCGTCTTCCTGCCAGCGGCCACGTGCTGCACTTCACCGACTGGGCGAAGATCGAGCTGACCAAGGACACCCTGGGTCGCTACATCATCGGCAACCCGCTGAGCCTGGCCGGTCCCACCCTCTGGGGTCTGCCAGTTGTTGCGACCGAGCTGGCGGCTTTCCTCGGCAAGTTTCTCACTGGTGCCTTCCAGACTGGCGCGCAGATCTTCGACCGTGAAGACGCCAACGTGGTGATCTCGACCGAGAACGCCGATGACTTCGAGAAAAACATGATCTCGATCCGCTGCGAAGAGCGTCTGGCCTTGGCGGTGAAACGCCCTGAGGCGTTCATCTACGGCACCTTCGCCCCAGCCGCATAACTTCAAACGGGCCGTCCGAGAGGCGGCCCACCGGAGCCAATCATGAAGCTGAAAACCCTGAAACCGCTGTACCTCGGCGGGGTAACACTGACCGAAGGCAGTCCGTTCGAAACGCTTGAACAGCACGGCCGCGAGCTGATCCGGAAGGGCTACGCCGAGGCGGATTCGTCCGACGATGAACCCATTGTCACCCTGGACGACGAGGGCGCTGCGCCTGGCCTGGCGCTTACCAGCGATTCGCTGGCTTCAGCACCAAAGCCCGAGAAACCCAAAAAGCCTGCGAAGGGCGAGTGACATGTCGGTCATCGATATCGGCGTCGCCATGAGGCATTGCCGCGCCGAGGAAGGCGATCGCGATGACGTGCTTTTGAAGCTGGAGGCTGCGGAGGAATCTGCCGCGCTCTACCTGAATCGCGCGTTCTACGCGGATTCAGAAGCCATGGCCGCCGCCGTGCTGGATGGTACGGCCGGCGACGATCCGATCGTTGTCACCAAAGCCATCACGGCGGCCTGCCTGCTCATCTTGGGCAACCTGTACGCCAACCGCGAGGATGTAGTGGTTGGCGCCACCGTCTCCGACTTGCCACAGGGTTCCCGCTCGCTGCTGAGCCCCTACCGTGTTGGTTTGGGGGTCTGATGAGGGCAGGAAACCTTCGGCATGAGTGTTCTGTGCAGACGATGCAGCGCGTGCCTGACGGCATGGGCGGCGGGGTCGATGGCTGGGTTGAGACTCGGAAGATCTGGGCCGAAATCACCGCACCTACTGGCCGTACGTCTCCCGTTTCCCAGCAGCTCACCGCGCTGGTGACCGCTGAGATAAAAGTCAGGCCCGCAGCAGATCTAGTGGCCGGGGTTCGCCTGGTCAATTCGGGGGTTACCTACCTCATCGAGGCGGCGCTTCCGGACAACGACCGCTCCATGCTCCGTCTGTTGTGTTCAAACGTTCCCCATCCCTGAGGTCATCATGAAAGTAAAAGCACTGGCAAGCCTGTCCACGGCCAATGGCTGGAAAGCTGCGGGCGAAGAATTCACTGTGAACGCGGCTGAGGTCGAAGAGCTGATCACGCGCGGTTTGGTTGAGCGCTCTGACCCGGCGCCCATCGCCGAGCCTGAACCGGTTCCGAAACCAACCAAACCCGCCAAAGCGAAAGCCTGATTATGGCTCGGCGCTCGAGCGTCCAGGGTGACGTCAAGCTTCGCAGCTTGCTGCGCCGGATCGGCAACGAGATTGAAAGCGACTTGCGCCCGGCCATGGTTCAGGCGGCTGAGCTGGTGCTGCAGACCCAAACGTTTCTGATTCCTCGGGATACCGGCGATGCGGCGGAAACGCTTACGTCGTTCGTTTCGAAAAGCGGACTGGATGCGGAAATCGGCATCAGGGGCAAGCGGAACAACACGCGGTACTTCTATACGAAGTTCCTCGAGTACGGCACCAAGGGTTACGCCCGAGGCGAAACGCAGATCCCGGCCAGGCCAGCGCATCCCTGGTTGCGTCCGTCCTACGATCTCAATCGTGAGCAGATCATACTGCTGATCAGCAGAGCGATCGATTCCACGTTGCGCAAGGCTGCGGAGGCAAAATGAGTGACCCAGGCCTTGCGCTGCAGAAGGCGCTATTCGAGAAATTATCGGCCAGCCTGACGGCGCCAGTTTTCGATGCAGTCCCCGCCGGGACGCCGTATCCGTACGTGACGTTGGATTACGAGGTTACCGACAACACCACGCCGGTCAGCGGCAAGAAGCGTGAAAACCGCCTGTTCTACCTGTCGGTCTGGTCAGATTACCAAGGCCAGGCCGAAGTGAAGCGCATCAACGGCGAGATTGCTGATGCGCTGGACGAGGTCGCACTGCCGCTGAGCACGGGCACCGCCGTCTCGGTCCGCGTGCTGCGCACGGAAACAAACCGTGAGCCAGACGGCAAGACCTACATGGGATCGGTGACGCTTCGGATCATCACCCAGCACTGACACCGCCGAGCAACACCACCACCCGCCATCGAGCGGGTTTTTTATTGCCAAAAAACCACCCGCGCCCTGGAGGGCAACCATGACTATTAAAACTTCCGCCGGCGTTCGAGTCCTGATCGGGCCGGCGCACAACGTCACGTACGGCGAGGACACTGCCGCCCGCGCTGCTGCGCTGACTGCTTTGAAGGCTCTGACCTTTGTCGAGATCGGCGAAGTGGAAGACGCTGGCGAACTGGGCGACGAGGCCAGCACCGCTGACTTCACCGCTCTGGCCAACCGCCGCAAGCGCAAGGTGAAAGGCACCTTCGACGCCGGAACCCAGCAAGTAACTCTGGGTTCCGACCCAACCGATGCCGGCCAGAAAGCCTTGAAGGCTGCGCTGTCCAGCGATTCGAACTACGCCTTCCAGATGGATTACGGCGACGGCTCGGCGGATTTCTACCTCGGCCAGGTGCTGAGCTTCCGCAAGCAGATCGGCACCGCCGAGTCGATCCGCAAGGCATCGGTTTCGGTCGCGATCAACTCCGCAATCTACGAGCAAGCGGCCCCGGTCACCCCGTAAGGCTGACGGTTAAACGCAATGCTCAGGTGCCGCAATCGCGGCGCCTGTTTTGAATCTACCCATTTCATAAGGAACATCGATCCATGTCCAAGACTGACCACGGCGCAACTGAAGTAATTGTCGGTTCCGAAACCTTCAGCCTGGCATTCACCCTCAAGGCGGTGAAGAACATCGAACGTCGTTTTGGCGGTCTGTCCCCCGCTCTGCAGGAGGTTCAGAAGCTGAGCCTGAACGTCGCCGCCTCCATCATCGCGGCCGGCGCGAATCTGACGCTGAAGCCGAAAGAGTTCGAAGCGCTGGAAGAGGAAATCTACGAGCACGGCATCGGCGAGGTTACGCCTCCGCTGATCCAATACCTGCTGGCGCTGCTTAACCCTGCGGCGAAGAGCGATGAAGAGCTCGCGAAGGATGCCGAAGAGGGCACCAGCAAAGCAAAAAAGTAAAGCGGCCGGGCAATGGTAGCTATGTGGACGAAGTTTTCTGTCTGGCTACCGGCAGTCTCCAATGGTCGCCGCGCGACGCGTGGGAAACCCCCGTACCGCAAATCCTGATGGCTTGGGAAGCCCGCATGGAGTTCCTGCGCGCGACGAACCCGTTCGGGAAAGCTGACAAGCCCGTCGGCCCACCGCCAGGCGAGACGCAGGAGGAAAAGCGCCAGCGAATCAAGGCGCAAATCCGTGGTGCACGGGGCTGATGCCGGCCACCGTCCAAGCCATGCCCAGTCCCGCTGCGGCCAATTAATTACATCGAACCGGCTTAAGAGCCGGTTTTCTTTGCCCGGAGAAAGTGCATGGCAGGTCAAGAAGTTCGCGGGATGCTTATCCGGCTTGAGGCAACCACAGCGCAGCTTCGTCAAGAGATGGATCGCGCAGACGCCTCTGTCACGAAGGCAACCGGGCGGATTGATGCCCAGCTGAGCAAAGTAGATACGGCGTTCGACCGCGCCGCCAAAAGCGCTCAGTCGGCAGCAGGCATTCTCAAGGGCGCCTTGTCGCTTGCTGTCGGCGGTGCCAGCGTCAGCGCCATTATCGACCAGGCGGAGGCGTATACCACCGTCGCCAACCGCCTGAAGCTCGTGACCTCATCCAGCAAAGAGTTCACCGAGGCACAGAACGCGGTCTTCAGCATCGCCCAGAAATCAGGCCAGCCACTCGGCGCGACTGCCGAGCTCTATCAGCGCATCGCTTCCAACCAGAAAGAGCTGAAGCTGAGCGGCCAGGGCGTGGCTGGGATTGTCGAAACCATCTCCAAAACACTCGTGATCAGCGGTGCTTCCGCGGCTTCAGCAGATGCTGCCCTTGTGCAGCTTGGTCAAGCCTTCGCTTCAGGGACACTGCGGGGCGAAGAGCTCAACTCGGTGCTGGAGCAGGCCCCGGCGCTGGCTCAAGCGATTGCTAAAGGAATGGGCAAGACCGTAGGGGAGCTGCGGAACCTTGGTACCGAAGGCAAGCTGACGTCGGCGGCAGTTGTTGCGGCGCTCCAAGCCCAGGCAGGTGCTGTCGACGGCCTCTTCAATCAGATGCAGAGCACCATAGGCACCGCGCTGACTCGCATCCAAACCTCCTTCACGCGAATCATCGGCGAAACCGACAAGCTGTCCGGTACCAGCGTCTCGCTGGCTGGCGCGGTCAACCAGGCATCGCGGGCGCTGGACCAGATCAAGGTCCCCGAGGCGTTTGCGGTTATCTCGGAGCACGCCGAGACCCTGTCCACCGTGTTGAACGTTGTTTTGTACGCGGCGCTTGGCAAGGTGGCAGCTGGCCTCGCGCAGTGGACAGCTGCGTCTGGCGCGTCTGTTCTTGCAAATCAAAAGGCCCTGACGGCTGCCGCGAGGACTGCGCAGCAGGACCTTTTGTCAGCGGAAGCGAAGCAGCTCGACGCGCGCGCACTCGTGGCGCGCGCTGGTCAGGAGCTTCAGGCCGCTCAAACAAAGGTCGCGGCGGATCGCCTGCGTCAAGAGTCGGAACTCGCAAGCGTGCGCACCGTGCAAGCAGCATTGGTTGCGGAGATGGCGCTGGAGCAGGAGCGGCTCAAGGCGCAGATTTCTGAGACCGGTCGAAACGCAGCCTTGGCGCGCATGGTCGAAATTCGTGGGGCGCAGATCGCGATTACCAAGCAGATGGAGGCCGCTGAGCGCTCGCTGGCCGCGACGACAATCGCGACATCTGCCCAAATCCAGGCGGCGAACGCGCAGGTCACGGCCTCCAAGGTGGCCCTTGCTGAAACGACCCTTGCGGTGAATGCGGCATCTGTTGCATCGCAGAACGCGGCCGCATCGGCGTCTATCGCGGCTCGAGCGTGGGGTAGTTTGAGGGCTGGCGCTGCCGGGCTTCTCGGGCTGCTGGGCGGGCCGGTCGGCCTGGCTTTCATGGCTGGCGCGGTTGCGCTGTCGTTCGTGGATTTCAGCGATAAGTCCAAAACTCTGATGGGG